GCGGACTGTCGCCGCTGGCCGTCGGCGAACTCGGCGGCGGCGGTCTCGGGCGATTCGGCGGAGCCTGTCAGCGCCAGATGGCCGGCGACGATCGGGCCGAACGCCTCGACCATCAGGTCTCGGTGAGGCGCGTAGAACGAGCCGACCCAATCACAGAACGTCTTGGGCGACTTCGCCGCCTTGCGCGCGGCCATCGCCTCCTTGCGGACCAGGCGCCGCGCGGTCTCGGCGAACATCGACCTCAGGGCGGCGATCAAGCGAGCCTCGGCCTTCCTGTCCTTGTTCGGCGCCGGCGGATCTTGATCCTTCCGAGTCGGCGGTGGGGCCGCGGGTGCCGCGACTTCCCCCGCCCTGTCGGCCGAGACCATGTTCGCCGGCGACAGGTAGATATCCCCCTGCGGCCCGATGGTGTTCATGTTCTCGCGGCGACGGATGTCGTTCGCGGAGAGGAAGCCCCACTGGCGGCCGACGGCGTAGGCGTCGTAGCGCTCCTTGAGTCGGCCGCGCATCAGGTATTCGCTGTTGTGCTCGGTGTAGAACTCGGTCCGCTCGTCCTCGGTCAGGAGTTTCCGGTTCGCCTCCTGCTCGAACTTCACCGCCCAATACAGGAGCGTGGAGGAGTACAGCTCGGCGTTCTGCTCTTCGATGTTCGAGAACGTCGCGCGGCTCAGGTCCTTCAACTTGTGCGGAGGAAGGTTGAACCACCGCGCGACCTCGACCACCTGGAACGCGCGGGTCTCGAGGAACTGCGCGTCGTGCGGCGCGATGCCGAGCGCCTGGTACTCCAGGCCGCCGTAAAGGATGGCCGTCTTCCCGGCCTTGAGCGGCCCCTGATATAGGGCCTCCCAATTCTCGCGGATCTTTTTGCGCTTCATGTCCTCGGCCGAGCCGGGGAACTTCAGCACGCCGCTGGGACGTGCCGCGTTGGAATAGAACCCGGTGCCGTGCCGCTCGGTCGCCTTGCCGAACGCCAGCGACTCGCGCGCCATCGTGACGACCGAGTAGCCCATCAGGCCGTCGTATCCGAGGCCGGGCACGTGTAGCATGTTCTCGGGTCGCACCCACGATTCCGGCCGGCCAAAGTTCTTCACGCGATAGCCGTAATCGCCGTCCACGTTGCGGTCGGGAAGGACGCGGTCAGGCGTGAGCAGATGCAGGGCCGCAGGCCGGCCGTCGTTGCGCCGTTCGATCTCGGAATAGCAGTTGCCCCAACTCAGCGCGTGCGCAACCGAGACTTCTTTCCACGTCTGGGCGCTCATCTGCGAGTTGGGCGCGCGACGGACGATCGGCTCGACCGGGTGATGGGCCGCGTGCTCGCGGTCCTCGCCCTCGGTCCGTCGGAACAGGTCCCAGGGCATCAGCGAGATCGCCTCGGAGATGACGCGCACGGCGCACCAGACCGCGGACAGGTTGAGCGCCGTCCACTCGTTGACGGTGACGCCGTCGTCGGGCGCGGAAAACACGCCGGCGATGCGGGGGTCACTCAGCGGATAGGACGTCCCGGTCCGGCCGCCGCCAATCGCCGCCGCCATTCTCGACAGGAAGCCCATGAACCCTCTCCAGTCCGGCCGCCGCTGCGACCAACATCAACCCGCCCAGAACCCAGGCCGCCGGGCTGTAGACCTGCCAGACGCCCCACAGGATCGCAGCCACGCCGGCCAGGCACAGGCAGTCCGCCAATAGACTTTTCACGACCAGACCTCCATGCCGGCGTCCTCGACCTCTTCGGAAGTCGCGATCAGCCGGCCGATCCCCATGACGGCGGCGACGATGCCGTCGATTTTTTCCGTACTCGATCTCTTGTCAGGTTTCTGGTTGCCCGCCGGGTCGGTGCAGACCGCGACGTTGCCGGCCTGCCAACGCAAGAGCGGGTCGCCCTGGTGGGCCAGTTCGCGCGAGACGATCATCTCCGCGAGGCGCTTAGTCGGCGCCGCCATGCTGAGGAAGCCCTGGCCGAACGCGACACACTCCAGCCCCTCGGCCTGCAGATGCTGGATGATCTGCAGAGCGAACATCCGGTCGAACGCGACTTCTCGGATTACGAACTTCTCCGCATCCGACTTAACACGGGCCTCGATCGTGTCGTAGTCGATCACGTTCCCGTCGGTCAACGTGATCAAACCGTCGGCCGCCCAACGGTCGTAAGGCACGCGGTCACGCAGAAACCGCTTTTGAACGCGCTTCTCGGGAAGAAAGAATCGGCAAAGAAGGCGCGTTCGCGGATCTTCGTCGGTCGGCTCGAAGACGAGCACCCACGCCGCGAGATCAAGACTTTGAGCCAGGTCGAGGGCCCCGACGCACGTTCGGCCGCGGAGCGAATCCTCGTCGACCGGGTCGGCGCAGGCGTCCCACTCGTCGAGGTCGAGCCAGCGGTCCGCCTGCTCGGTCGGCTGGTTCAGTCGAAGGCGGCGGAAGGGATTCTGCTTGCCGGGCGTCTGCTTCGCTTCCTCGCAGCGCTTCCGCAGCTCGTCGGCCTGGATGCTCACGCCGAGGTTGGGGTTGGCCTTGGCCCAGCACGCCTCGTCGTCCCAGCGGTCGCCGTCGTCGAGCGTGTAGATCAGCCCAAGGAGCTCGTCGTCCTCGAAGGTCCCTTCGAGGACCTTGATCGCCTTCTCGCGCAGCTCCCACCAGATCGAGTGGCGATCGTGGCCGGCCGTCGTCGTCACTACCAGCAGCGGCTGCGAGCGGGCGCCGGTGGCCGTCTCGATCACGTCCCAGAGCAGCCGCTGCTTCCAGGCGTGGAGCTCGTCGCAGATCCCGGCATGGACGTTCAGGCCGTCGAGCTTGCCGCCGTCGGCCGCGAGCGGCTCCAGCTTCGACCGGCTCGACAGGACGGCGAGGTTGTCCTTGTTGGGCTCGATCAGCCGCTTCAATGACGTCGAGGCCTGCACCATCTCCCGCGCGTCGTTGAACGTGATCCGGGCCTGGTCCTTCTTGGTCGCGCAGCAGTACACTTCCGCCCCGGGCTCGCCGTCGAGCACCAGCAACGCGATCGCGATTCCCGCGGCGAGCGTCGACTTGCCGTTCTTCCGCGCGACCTCGAGGTGAAAGACCCGAAAGCGCCGCGTGCCGTCCTTGCGGCGCCAGCCCCACAGCAGGCCAAGGGCGAAGAGTTGCCATGGCTCGAGCGCGAACGCCTGCCCGGCCCACTTCCCCTTGTAGTGCCGCAGCAGCCCGAAAAACTCGAAGATCAGCTTCGCCTTCTCCGGTTGCCAGGCGTAGCCCCGACTGTGGGCATTGTCGATGTCCGCCAAGTGGCGCTTGCACGCCTGCTTGACGTACTTGCCGGCGACGACGCGGCCGGCGACTACGTCGCGGGCATAGGCGGTCGACGGGTCGTTCGCTCGCTCACGCGCGTTTACCTTTGGCACGGTCGAACAACTCCTGGAGCGGATCCTTGTCCTCGTCGCCGCCGCCGATCGTGTTGACCCGCGATCGCGACGCCGGCGAGAGGCCGAACTCGGCGATGAACGCCCGCACGCGGGCAAAGGCGTCCCGCTGCGCTGAGACCAGCGGATGCTTCTTGACCTTCGCGCCGACGACGGTCTTGAGCTTCTTGCCCTCGACCACGTCGTCGCCGAGGATCGGCTCCTGGATCGTGCGGCCTTCCTCGTTCAGCTTGCGCGTGCAGATTTGCAGTTCGGCGTAGGCCTGGCAGTAGGCGACGAGCCCGGCCCGGTCGACCAGGGTCAGCAGGCGCAGCGCCCGAAGCTCTGGGACGATCCGCTTCCACTCGGCTTTGGCCTCCGCCGACATCCAGTCCGGCGCGGTCGGGACGCCGGCCCGCGGCTTCGGCTCCCGCGCGTTGAGCGGGCGCCGGCCGGGGTTGTTCCGCAGGATCTTGAGCGGCGTCGGCGTCGGTTTGCGGCCCCTCAAGGATCACCTCGGAGAAAATTCCCAATTTCGCGACGAAAAATGCGGCATTCCACAAACGGTCCCCCCGGTGCGGTCGCCAGATTCTCGACCCCCCCTACCCCGGGGCCGTCCGAAGCCGCCGTCCTGGGCCACCGTCTTCCTCGAGTGGTGCGGCGGGCACAGGCCCTGGACCTCGTGCTCCTCGGGGACCTGGTCGTCGCCGCGTTCACGAGCAACGACGTGGTCGACATGGACCGCGGGCTCGATCCGACCTTCCTTCTCACACTCGACGCAGAGCGGGTGTCGTCGGAGGAAGTCGACCCGGAACCGCCGCCAGGCCGCTCCGTAGCCCCGCCGCGCGGCCGAGG